TATACCACGCTTAACAAAGTATTTCTTTCCACCTGCTTCAAATTCCAGTTCAACTTCACAATTCTTCTGATTAATAGAATTAACGAGTTGACCCAATTTGACTTTACGAAAAGGTTTACCGAAGAGGCCAAAAGAAATGGCATCCAGAAACGTGGATTTACCGGCACCGTTGATGCCGATCATTAGAGTAGTGCGAGTATCGTCTATAAGAATTTCTACTGGCTTGTTACCCGTTGATAAGAAATTCTTATAGCGTACAGATTTAAACTTAATCAAATAGACCTCTCTAAAAAATAAACATAAAGTTGGTTAATATTATATCAGGATTCTTTCTGTTTGTCACCCCTTACATTCTTTAATGTGTTTTCTAGTATGGTTCTTGCTGATTCTGTGAGTGAGGATTCAGGTAATTTTGGTAGGTCATTGGCCGTGATAGTAGCCACACCGACTTCCGACCGAGATTTTCTTCTTGTCGTTTTCGTCATAATTATCTCCTATATTGATAATGCTTCTACATATACTTCGTGGAGTATCTTTTTCACTTGCTGACTATTATCTATACTCAAATTATCCACGTACTTTTCCAGCGTGGTAATAGTATCTTCTGTCTCAAATTCAATTTGGCCAGCAGACAATAGTCCGTGGTCTTCAATGATATTAATCATCTCACACCGTTTTTCCAACTCTTCTATCGTATTAGTAAAGAGTTCGATGTCTTCCTTCTTATCTACAATGACTTTGACAATCTGGTCAGTATACGGCTCTGCATCGATTGGCTTGTCCTCATAGATTATCTTGTTGTGCATCTTGTATGGATTTGGTATAAATTCCATCTCTAGGGTTTCTGTATCAAAGATATGGAAACCACGAGTATCGTTATAATCATTCCACGTTATCTCATACGTATTACCAAGATAATAGATATGACCATTATCATTTTTGGTGTGGAAATGACCAGAATATACTGAGTGGTATTTGTCTAAGAAAACTGGACTTCTAGAATGATATGCGGATTTAACTCCCTTGTTCATCTCAAATCCTTTTAAATCAAAGTGTCCGAATGCTACTTGATTCTTTGACTTCTTGATAAAATCCAATACTTCTTGTTCATTCTCATCTGCAATCCAAGGAATCAAATCTAGTCGATATCCATCAGGCAGTTTCAGATTAGTTGGTTCCGAATAACCAATAACTGGTGTATGGAATGTGTCGTTATTAGGAATACCATCTATATCGAACAATTGCTCAATCGAATTCAATCGTGCGTGATTCTTGAAATATGTATCGTGGTTGCCAACAATCGTGTGCATCGTGAGTTTCTCGGTCACCATTACGCCGATAAACTCTTTCCTCATTCTGTCGAGGGTGTCATAATTGACATACTTCCGCCTATCCATCAAATCACCACTATGAATAATGGTATCGATTTTATGTTTCTTTAGATACGGGAAGAACGTGTTCGTCCAGAATCGATAGAAATAATCGGAAAATGCTTGACTGTCTGACCTTGCACCGAAGTGCGTGTCTGTTATAACTGCTACTTTCATTGGTAGAATAGTTCGAGATTATTAGGGTCCGCCTTCACTTTACCGTCTTTCTCGGCCCTCTTCAATTCTCGTTTGTGTTTCTTCTCTTTCTCTTTACGTTCCATATCATCAATAAACTCCTTTATGTGGATATGAAAATCTACAGAGCCACGCTCATTGATGAAATCAAATGATTCCTTATCGTGTTCTTGTAGGGCATCCATTTGCTCAAAACCAGCCTTCTGGTCGAAATACTTATACTTCGCATATTGTTGTTTCTTCTCTTTTTGGATTCGCCTTAGGAAGGCGTAGTAGATAATTTGCGTAAAGTATGCGAAAGGATTCGTACTCTTATCTGGGTCGAAATTGTGCATATACGCAAGACAATTTTCCAGACCATCAGATATCATATCATCTTTATACGTGTAGTTTATAAAATTAGGTCTATAGGAAAGTCGTTGTGCTATCTGTAGGAAACATATAGCAATATATTCAGTTACATAGGGTTTAGGTTTTCCCTCTTTTTCGCACTTCTTAATATCAGCCTGATACTCTATCAATGCCTTTAAAAACTCTTTATTGTTGATATAGTGGTTCTTGTTATCTTTATCAACTGGTTCTTTGATTTCACGTTTAGTCATAATGTTTTCCTTGGTCAATTTTCAAGTGTTAATTAGATACAATTATATACCATTGACTTGGCTTTGTCAAGTCTTTTATGTATTATTTTATATGGATTAACAATGGCGAACGAAGTGAGCCCTCGAGGCCCGTAGGGCCGAGAGAAAGATAGTGTAGTTTTAAAAACCATAGGTGGATTTTAGACGCAAATCACCAGAACGTAATAAAGTATTAAAACTACATCGTCTTTAGCAGACACGTTCAAACAAATATCATTCACTCTGTTCCTCGCTTCGCTCGTCACAGAGATGCTCAAGGACTTCGTCCTTTCGCATTATCCATACTTTAAGTACATTAGGTATTTAGACATATTGGAATAAGTAAGTTCTTTAAATAGGTTAGGAAATACACGCTACGCTATAGAGCCAGGTTACCGAAGTCAAAAAGACTTATTCCTGGTGGCCACAGAGTGTCGATTCACTCTTCTCTAGTGGACTTTACCAATATATGGTGTGTCCTGACCGGATTTCTTTCGCATATTTAGTCCTTGTACGGGACATCAATACACAGACCTCAACTCAGTTGGCGTTTATGTCGAGTATTATAGTCTGCTCACTTCACCAAAAGGCTACTGACCTGAGTTTCTCGTTTCAGGCGGAATGCTTGAATTGGCTCAAGCCACCATATGTACAAATGTATTTAACATTATAGCATATCTACTTATACGTTGTCGACCCCTAAAATCTCTATTTAGACGATAAATTTTGACTTATTTTTCGGAAGTATGACGGAAGAGAACATTTGAGTATGCTGTTCCGCGATATCATCACGGCATTCTGAAATAAAGAGAACATCTGCTAATCCTATATGGACAGTGTCCTCTTTGCTGGTCATCAACCACGGAATCATTACCGCTTGACTCTGCCCACTCTCCGTGGCCACTGTCTGGAGGCACACAGGATTCCTTATCATCACAGAATTGGTATTTTCGTCTATTGCTACAATATCGGTAAGCAATTCGGTGCCAGTATGTTTCAGGTGGACTACTCCCTTGTAAATCTTAAATTCTTCTCCTTTGCCATTTTCTTTATTCTCACTCATAATTTAATACTCCTTAGTTTATAGTCGAATTTCTCGCTATTGTAAATTTTCACTCGCTCAAAGAAATGTTTCAGTGAATAATTCTTATGTTTCTTCCAACTCAAATCATCACTTAAATCGAATAAAGTCGCTTTACTTTTTCCCTCAGACTTTCGCAACCCTCGGCCAACAGACTGTAAGTTCCTAATACGAGACTTAACAGGATGACCAAAAATGATATTATGGAGATTCCTGATATTAATCCCAGTAGAAAAAGTACCGTAACTAGCCACGATAATAGCATTTGTAGATGTTTCAGTAATAGCACGTATCTCCTCCCTCACCTCCGTTTTAATATCTCCAGACACAAAAAATATTGGTCTATCTGGAGCCTTGCTTACGAGGTAGTCAAACAATTTTGTGCCGTGTTTCTGCACATACTGATAGAGCAATAATGTATTTGTCTCCCTAGACAATGCCAGGTCGCAAATAAATTTATTCCGTTTCTTATGATTTATAAGAAAATCTATCTCATCCTTATAAATCATTTGTTTTACAAGTTTCTTCTCTTCATCGGTATATCCCAAGGTCACCGCTTCAATATGTAACTTAGCGATAGTTTCGGAATCCATTAAGTCTTTACTTGTTGTGACTCTATGAACCTGTCCGAATAAACCCTCAAGAACTAACTTATGTGTTTGGGTGCCATCCATAGTACCCGTAAATCCGAACTTATATTCACATTCTGTCATTTTCGTCAGAATGGAAGTAAGTGATTTGGCCTTAAAATTATGTGCTTCGTCTCCGATTACAGCACCAAAACTCTTGAACCAATCTTTCTTTAATTTGTATATGGACTGCCACGTAGTAATAACGACTCTCTTGTCTGTTACTTTATCCTTACCAGCATATATTATATGTGTCATATCGGAAGAATAATTATATTTGGACCCAGTGGAATAGTCCTCAAAATCTTTGTATAGTTGTTCTACTAATGACGTGGTCGGTACAATTATCAAAATCTTTTTACTAGTTATATTTAGATAATGATTAACCAACGCATATATCATTAATGACTTACCAGACGATGTGGGCGATATCATCAATGCTCTCTTATGATTGATTGCGTGATGTACTGCATTGACTTGATAGCCGTATGGAGTGATGGATTCACCATTAACGTAAGGGTCGAGTTGTTTAAAAAATCTCTCTGTATCCTCGACATTTACAGTCGCCACTAGGGGTATAGACTGTATAGTTAAATTTCTGCGTTCTGCAAACTCTTCAACATAGGGCAATAATCCTACATATAGTTCTCCTCCAAAAGCATTGAATAATCGTATTTTACCATCCCACGCTCGTGAGCGATATGCTGGCATAAACTTATATCCGGGCACTCTGAATGTAAAAAAATCTGATATGTCGTGGGCGATTCCCGCTTCACACTCAATATTCAGATATACATCATCCTTTTGATGTACGACAATATCTACCACAATTAAAGTTTCTCCGCTAAGATATCTTCTCTAAAATTCGCCTTGGGTGAACTTGAGCCAGTCTATAGCATTCTTAATAGCAAATCCACGTTTCTCAAACATCTTGCATATTTCCTCAAGATATTTGACTAATTCTTCTTGTAGTGTAACTTTAGCCTCAGCCTCAACCACAACTGGGTCCACACGGACATATTCCTTGACCTCACGGTCTTTCAGAACATACTCGAATGGATCAGGGTCCGAACCATTGTAATAGTTCGTTCTGCCTAAGGATACCTTATAGAGTTCATTCCGCAATTTCTTCAGTTTGAGCCTCTCCCTCAATAGCATCTTCAGATACTTATTGTGCTTTAGAGGGGTCCCAAGCGATTCTCTTGCTAAGATTGTTTCGTCTATGTATAAGTCTTTTTCGACCGAGTTTTCCAATTCTTCTATTTTCATCAGACCATTGTATACTATCTCACATCAAATGTCAAGCGTTTTTGTACTTTTTTCTTAGAAATAAGTACGGTTTTAGAGTGGTTTCCCGCTCTGGTACGTCATATAATCATATTGTAATGTCAAATCAGTGAGCAACGGCTCTGTGGCCTCGTTGGTTAACTGAAGTTCTCCTAAAACAGTAGGAAATAGATTGTGGAAGGTGAATACTACATCCGAGACATTTTTGTTATTTGAGAGGATATGCAGACTTCCATCTGAGCCAGTGGCTTCCCCGGGCTTAAATCTCTTAGATAAATCTGGTCCAGAGGCCTTGTGCATCAAAGCTATAATTTCCATATAATTGGAATAGTCCTCATCCACTAAGAATGTGACTGTCATCGGTGCTACTTGTTGAGTGTTCGAGGGTGTATATCTGTTCCCATAGACTGGGTCAGGTATCGCCACCTCGCTGGTATTCAAAGATGGAAGAGTACACGTAGTCAACCAGAACTGTGTCTCTGGAAGAACGTGAATATTCAAGCGATAGTTGGTACTTTTCGCTAAATTTACTTTATTCGGTGCTATTCTTGTTTCTTGTACCATTGGTTATATACCATCCCCAAAATAATGTTGTAGTTGCTATTATCTGATATGCCACGAGGCAATTTATTTCTATTTGCTTTGTTGGATTCATACTTCTATTTATACTCCTAGTTCGACAAATAAAAAGCCCCGATTCCGAAGAATCAGGGCCCGATACGGTTTCCCAAAGGTAAAGGGAAATCTATTTCATTCTACTATTACAGATTCGCAACAGTAAACTTACGGAAGTAAGGATTCTGTCCAGCTGTGCCAGAAGCGAATGGGTTATGAGTAAGACCATAACGAGTCTTGAAGCCAAGACGCGGCTGGAAGTCTTCCTCACCAATTGATTTCATCAACTGTAGTGGAACGTATGGACAGTAGAACATTCCTGCATCATACATATTGGAACCTTTGTAACCGACTGTTACGCTATCGGCTGCGGCAAACTGGTCAATATATACTTTATATTTTCCACCCAGAGTACCTGCAAACACATTTTGCGAGACATCAGGCTGATTTGCTCCAACGTCCATATTTGGAACAGCTAATCCGGCAACCATATCAAGTGCGGATGCAACATCGGCACTACATATAATCCAGTTACCAGCGCCACGACCAGTGTTCTTAGCGATAAGATTTGCTTCACGATTGATTTGAATCAATAGTGATTTGTAACGCTCTCCACCCCAACGTGCGCCTCTGTTGTCAACTGCATCAGCGACATCAAAAGTACCTGCGTTGGCAGTACCTGAAGTCGCACCCGGAGTTGCTTGAGAAAGAATCATCTCAATAACTTCACGATTGATTTCAGCAAGAATTTCAGCAGATAGAATATTTGATAATTCTGATTCTGCATCCAGTCCGTGGATTGCTTTCAGGTCTTGAGCAAGTTCCAAAGAATACTTAGCTTTCAACGCACGAGTATCCGCAGTTACGCTTGATTTCTCGATTGAGAAGGACATTTCTTTGAAGTCTCCCCCACCTGAAACGAATCCGCCTAGGGCTTCACCTTCAGCAGTAGTGTATGTATTTTGAGTATTTGCGTTATCACCCGAAAAGTCAACGTCAGGTTGACCAGCTGGTAATGCCAATGCTTCAGCACCTGAAGAAGCATCACCAGTATAGTGAGATTTCATAGCAAAGATAAGTCCAGTAGGACCACTCATTGGCTGAACGCCTATAGTATCATACGCCATCAACTGAGGCATAGTTCTGCGTACTAGAGAAATTAGGATTGGGTCCCAATTGTCTACATTAGCACCAGTAACATTGGCTTCTTGCAAAGCCTTTTCTTGGTTTTCTAAAAGACGAAGTGTAATTGCACGTTTTGTTGCATCTTGGATTTTTGGCAAATCCTCGTGCTCCATAACTGGCTGCCACTTATCTTTAATTTCTTCTGATAAAAACATTTTCTGTTTCTCCTATTAAATATAAATGATGGTTAAGCACCTAAAATGCTTGGTTCTCTTTGATTAGAAAGTGAAGCCACTACCTTCTTCATTGCATCAGTCATTACCCCGTTAGAGGTAGCATCTTTCGAGCCCTCCGTTGCAATTACTTCTTCTTTCTCCGCCTCTGAAGGAAAATAAGTCTCTTTCAAAGTGTTCAGTTTTTCAGTATAAGATTCAGCATCATCGTACTCAACGCCGTCGGCCAATTTTTTAATTTTCGCTTTCTGGGTCTCAGTTAAATCTTCTGTTACTTCTCTGAAAATCTTTTCAGCAGTCGCATCTGCTAGTTGACCTTTCGCTTCAATGTTTTTATTCATCTCAGCATCAAGAGTCTCCTTAAGAGATTCAATCTCTTTAGCCTGCTCGTCAACTACATTGTACTTCTCGTTAGGAATTTCAATATAATTTTCAGCAAACAACTTTTGCATACCACTAACAAAACCCTCTAGGATTTCGTTTTTCTGCTTGTGTTCGATAGCCTGTACATTTTCTTCAATATACTCGGTAACCATATAGTCAAGATAACCATCTAGTTTCTCTGTAATATCAGAAAGCGTATCAGCAACCTGCTCCTCAAGTTTCTCTTCCATTTTCTCTTCGATAGACTTCAAGTTTTCCTTGACTTTGGCTTTCACCGCAGTTTCAAATACAAGTTGTGTTCGTGCCTTGAAATCTTCAGTCAAATCTTGACCATCAAACAATGCGTTAACATCTTCGGTCACATCAACTTCAATTTCAACTTCTTCTTTCCTAGTCTTAGCAGATTTGGTTTTTTCATCTTCTTCAACTTCGTCATCTTCATCTTTATCCACTTCATCGCCATCAGTTTCATCATCGTCCTCGACAACTTCAACTTCTCCAGACCCAGCAACCTTTTTCTTTTTCTTCTTCAAAGGTGTGGCATTCGGCTCTTCGGCTTCTGGGTCATCGGCTTCAGTAATTTCAGATTCATCAGCAACCATTTCCAGGTTCCCTTTCTCTAAAAGTTCATCAGCCTCTGACACTGTTATAGAAGTATCGGATTCCGCAGACTC